CAACAGGCGGCCGCGGCAGCTCAGCAGGCTGCAGCTCAGGCCCAAGGCAATCAGGCACCGAAAGGCGGAAACGTTACAGGAGACCCGGGCCCCCGCGTTAACATCACTGGCGGCCCGCAATAGGAAGGACAGACCATGCCATCAACAGTGAACTTGAACCTCAACAGCTTCGACAACATGGTCAGTGCAGTGCGAGCTCTTCAGGCGTATTTGAGCCAGCCCGTGTGTGCTTCGATCGATCCTCAGGCCATGGGCCCGGTGCTGATCGGTCTCATGACGTACCTCAGCACGCAGAACGCGGCCGGCCAGCCCTCCGGGAAGAAGTGGGACCCGGCGCAAATTCCGAAGGCGGTGGTGGACCACAGTATCCCCCGGTTTATTATTCAGCTACAGGTAGCGGCCGACCTGACATAACGTCGGGCGGATTAACAGGAGAACGAAATGGCAGGCGGTGGTAAAGGTTCGTCGAAAGTGGTCAGCAAGAGCGCTCCGGCGTTCGGCAAGGGCGGTTCCGGCAAGATGTTCGGCAAGCAGTCAGCTGGCCCGAAGTCGCCGGGCATCACTGGCAAGGCCCAGTCGGGCTCGGGCGGCAAGTTCGCCAAGGGCGGCTCCGGCCACATGTTCGGGCGTCAGAGCGCCAACCCGCGCGCTTCGGGCAAGACGGGCAAGTGACGGGGCCCGTAGGGTTCGCGAAGCAGAAGCCCAACGCTCAGCGAACCAGTTTTGGCAAGGGCAAGGCGGCCCAGAAATACCCGGCGAAGAAGCCGGGCGTTTCGGGCGACAGTCCCAAGCAGCGCAAGGCGCTCGCTCCCAAAAAGGGGAAGTGACATGGCGAAATCTTCGAAGCCGAAGCTCCTGACGAACAACGGAAAGTCCCCCCTCATGAAGGGGTTTGGCTCTTCGGCTTCGAAGAAGAAGTCCCCCTTGATGCCGGGGCAGAAGAAGAGCTACAGCAAGTCCAAGCTCCCGGAGCAGGCGTTTGCGATCCCGGGATTTGGAGACACGGGGCTGACAGGTGAAAGTTGAGATCACCCACCACGCGGGCAAAGGCTCGCAACCAATTCTTCCGAGTAAGGGCGCGGTCAACAAGCTCGTGCATGACCCCCGCACCTCGGTAAACCAGTATGCGAAGGCCGGTCCGAATGTCGTGCAGAACGGTCCTAGCATTGTGGGGGAGGACGCGTGACAGTCACGCCTCCGAAACCCAAGGACGTACTCGCGACCGCCGCCGCCCGCTTGTCGAAGGCCGCGCCGAATTCGTGGGTTGATGTTTTGTCTGCTATGGAGGAGTACACACGCGGGATAGAACTCGCCTGTATACGAGCTCCGGCGGACGGAGTATTGATCATGCAGGGAAGGGCTCGGGAATGTCGTGAGCTGCTGACCCTGTTCAAAGACGCAGCCAAACAGAAATAGGAGCCGACACGATGGGTACCAACAACCCGTACCTTCCCGACACCGTTCGCAGCGACGAAGAGGCGATCCAGTACCTCGCAACTGTCCTGAGCGCGGTCAAGAACAACACCTACACTCAGCTGAGCGGCGCTGGCCCGTTCACGCTCACCGGCACTCAAATGGTCGGCGGCGTGGTCGAGTTCAGCGGCAGCACCACGGCCGTGACCGTTAACACGGCGACCGCGGCGGCGATCCTTGCAGCGATGCAGGTTGTCGATCCGAACGCCGGTGTGGGCTCGACCATCCAGCTCACGCTGGTTAACGACAACACCTCCTCTGGCGCCATCACGGTCGCCGGCGGCACGGGTGTTACGCTGTCCGGTCCTACGGCAACCACGATTGCGATCGCCGCTGCGAAGCGGTACCTGATCAAAATCCTGACCGCAACCACCGCCTCGATGGTGGCCCTGAACTGATTGCTACTCCCTAGACTTCCCCCGGGCTACGGCCCGGGGCTTTTCTACCGGCGGCAGATACATCCCCCGCCCAGCCGTCCGCGCCCTCTGCCGGTGCCGACAAGGAGACGAAAATGGTTACTCGCGCCGCCGATCTACGCCCGAACACTCGCCCGATCGACAAAGACGTTGTAGTCCCGCAGGCAGTGCTAAGAGCAGCAGCTGCCGCTGAAGCAGCCCAGCGCGCTGCATACCCCGATCAAAATCCCCCCGCCCCGCCGCCCGCTCCTGCAGGTGACACCATCGTCATCGCGGAGCCCGCTGCACCGCCGGCTACTCCCCCGCAAACTTCCCCGGCGCCTGTTACCCCGACGGGTAACGAGCCCCCTGCTCCCCAGCCGCCGACACCCGCTACTCCTTCCGCACCTCAGCTCACTCCCGAAGCAGAGCTGGAGGTTCATCGCATTCGTTCGGAGGAAGGCCGCAAGCGTGCGAAGCTGGAGCAGGCGCTTCTAGCGGCGAACGATCGCCTCGCCTCGCTGGAGACCATGGTGCACGAGCTGCGCAACGCGCGCCCCGCCGAGCCGCCACCCGCCCCGCCTGCACCGGCCCAGCTCATTACGGAGCAGGAGCGCAACGAGTTCGGTACCGAGATGCTCGACGTTATGGGCCGCCGCGCGCGTGAGATCGTGTCTCCAGAGCTCGCTGAGCTGCGCAGCATGATGCAGTCGATCGAGCAGAAGGTCACTGGCACCGTGCAGCAGACTGCACAGCAGGCCCGGCAGGCCATGCTCACCAAGCTCGACGATGCACTCCCGGAGTGGCGCGGCATCAACGTGCAGCCGGAATTCAAAGCATGGCTGGCCTTGCCAAACCCGTACGCCAGTGGTAGTCGTCTCAATGCACTTACTCAGGCATACGAACAGAACGACACTGCTCGTGTCCTGAACTTCTTCAAAGGCTTCGTGTCTGAATTGGTTGCCGAGGACCCCGCACAGTTGCCCGCTCCAACTCCGGCCGCGCCCGCAGCGCCGCCGAAGCCCGGACTGGAAAGCCTAGCGGCACCCGGCAAAGCCAGAACGTCGGCGCAACCCAATGCCCCGGCTGAGAAGCAGATCATCACCACGGCCGACGTGAATGCGTTCTACGACGCAGTCCGCAAGGGGTATTACAACGGTCGCGAGGCCGAGAAGAACGCCCTTGAACAGGAACTGTTCGCAGCGCAGCGCGAGGGTCGCGTTAGGGCCGTATAGGCTCGCATCTCCTCAGCATAAGGGCACAACGCTATGGCGTTTCCTGTCGCATCGGGTGTCACCACCCCTCCGATCTACCCCGCCGGTACGGCGGGTAACGGCCTCTCCGGTACCGGCTACATCCCGGAAATCTGGAGCGGCAAGCTCATCGAGAAGTTCTACGCCTCCACCGTTCTCGCCGCCATCTCGAACACCGACTACGAGGGCGAGATCAAGGCGCATGGCGACAAGGTGCATATCCGCACCAAGCCGACCATCACGATCCGCACCTACCTTGCCGACGCAGCTCTCGAACTCGAGCGTCCGCAGGGCAACCAAGTGATCCTGAACATCGATCAGGGCCAGTACTTCAACACGATCCTCGACGACGTGATGAAGGTTCAGAGCGACATCAACCTGATGTCGATGTGGGCCGAAGACGCCGGCGAGCAGATGAAGATCGTGATCGATCGCGCTGTGCTCCTCGGTATCAAGGATCAGGCCGCTGCCGCCAACCGCGGTATCGCTGCCGGTGCGATCACCGGTGCGATCAACCTCGGTGTGTCGGGTACGCCGCTCAACATCGTCACCGGTTCGCCGACCGGCGGTGAAGTCGACGTCCTCGACATGATGATGCGCCTCGGTCAGGTGCTCGACGAGCAGAACATCCCGGAGACGGGGCGCTGGATCGTCATGCCGACGTGGACCGCGGTCATGGTCAAGCGTTCGGAACTTCGTCAGGCTTACCTGTCCGGTGACAGCGTCTCGATGCTGCGCAACGGCCGGCTCGGCATGGTGGACCGCTTCACGCTGTACACCTCCAACCTGATGCCGTTCGGCACTGCCGGCGGTCTGGTTGCGGGCGAGTTCATCGTGTACGCCGGCCAGAGCCACGCTCTGACGTTCGCCTCGCAGATGACCCAGATGGAGACCCTGCGCTCGGAGCTGACCTTCGGTCAGGTCATGCGCGGCCTTCAGGTCTACGGGTACAAGGTGCTGGACGGCACTGCGCTCGCGCAGGCGATCATCACCAAGGGCACTCACTAAGTGGATGGGGCCGGGTAACACCGGCCCCTCCTCCAATTATGTGAGGGCTCCATGGCGCTTGATACTGTTCAGGATTACGTCGACTACGCGCGCGAGCTCCTTCAGGATACGAAGAACTCGCCGTATCGCTATTCTGACACGAGCCTCGTGCGGGCGCTCTCGCTCTCCCTCCCGGAAGCCAAGAAGCTTCGTCCGGACCTTTTCCTCAACGTCACCATCCCGACGTTCTCGACAGCGGCCATGACCGCCTCCGTCCCGATGGACGAGATGTACCGCACATCGCTGGCCTACTACATGTGCGGTATCGCCCAGCTCCGTGACGACGAGGAAGTGCAGGATCAGCGCGCGGCCGCGTTCCTCGGTATGTTCCAAGCCAAGCTAACAACGGTGTCCTGATGGCAGCTGCAGACATTACGCGCCTCATGAACAACGCCCGGCTCCGGCTCACGGGTGCTACCGATGCTGTCCTGCAGCAGGAACTGTTTGCTGTGATGGACGAGTTCTTCAAGAAGTCGAACGTGTGGAACGAGGACATCGATGTCGCCGTGCCCGGGCTCGACCCGGCCGGTACCATCTACGAGCTCGTGCCGTCAGGCTCCGCGCTGATCGACAAACTCCTGTGGGTGTTTCAGAAGCCAGCTGATACATCGATAGGCCGTGGCCCCGGTGTCAACGCTGCCATGTCAATCCCGGGCCAGCTCACTCTTCAGACGCAGCCGTCGAGCGATGTGATCTACACAGTTACTGTGGCGCTCACCGTGCAGGACCCAACGCTTAAGAACGGCTACGTGACGTTCCCGGCGTGGGTGCTGGCGAAGTACCGCGAAGCGATCCTCGACGGCTTGCTTGGGCGTATGATGACGCAGCCGAGCAAGCCATACACGAACTCGCAGATGGCGGTCTTCCACATGCGCAAGTTCGTGCAGGCAGCTGCTTCGGCGCGTGTGGAGTGGGCGCGAAACAACACATACCGGGCGCAGGCTTGGGCATTTCCCGGAGGCTTCTCCGGAGGTTCACAACGCGGCGGGCGCAGCGGTTGGGGCGGCCCGGCATAAGGAGCACACATGTCCAAGAGCGACTTCCTCGAGAACGCATTACTCAAGCTGATCTTCAACGCCACGGCGATCGCGAACATCGCGGACAACGCGGCGTCCTCGCCGCTGACGAACCTGTTCTGGGCGCTGCACACAGCTGACCCGGGAGATGCCGGCAACCAGACCACGAGCGAGGCCACCTACACCGGCTACGCGCGCGTCAGCGTTGCACGTACGACCGGCGGCATGACGGCGGCGTCCGCCGGCAGCACGTCGCCAGTGGCGAACATCGACTTCGGCCTCTGCACCGCAGGCACGAACACGATCACTCACGCTTCGGTTGGCGTGGCCACGTCGGGCGCGACGAACATCCTCTATAGCGGCACCGTCACGCCGAACATCAGCGTCGTCGCAGGTGTGACGCCGCGCCTCACGACGGCGTCGACGATCACGGAGGACTAAATGTCTGAGTTCGAACCCAAGATCGTGGAGGCTGTTTTCACGTCCGCAAACACTGGCAGCATGGGCGGCGAGAAGTCTCCGTTGGCTAAGATGATCGAAGCAGCCATGAGTAAGGCTGTGGAGGACGCCGTCGAGGCCGGCATCTTCGATCCCGAAGAGCAGCGCAAGCTTATCCTCGAAGCGAGGGCCAAGGCGAAGCGCGACTATGCAGCGGCTGTTGAGAGGGCTCTCCGAGAGGGTAACCTCGGGGGGTAACCTGTAATGCTGCTCGACCACACTGGCACGGAGTACCGAAACGGGAGGGTCATGCTCTCCCGTGATTGGTTTTTCCGGGAACGCCGGCCGATGTGGTGGGAGCAGCAGAGCGACGAGAAGATATTCAAGATCGTCGCGACTGTACCCCTGCAAGGCTTCCCGCAGGGGCTTGTAGTTTGGCAGGGAGTGTTCCACGACTTCACGCAGTCGCTGCGTTTCTGGGAGGCGCTGCACGACGGCATTGGCCCTGTGCCGAGACAGTGGGACATGCCTACGCCTGCGTGGCATCCCGGGCTTCTTGATCCGCAGGTGGTGTATCACTTCGTTACCGTGGACGCGTTCACCGCGGTAGGCACGACTACGTGGAACAGGCCGGCGGGTGTCGGTCAGGTGGATTACCTAGTCGTCGGCGGCGGTGGCTCTGGCGGTGCGGGCTCAGGTGGCTTCGGTGGCGCGGGCGGCGGTGGCGCAGGTGAGTACACGGCTGGCAACTCGTTGGTGACGAGCGCGAGCTCGTACTCGGTGACTGTCGGTGCAGGCGGCCCGACTACTACAGGCCCCGGGGGTACTGGGCCCGGTTCGAATGGCACGAACGGAAACGGCTCCTCGATAGCTGGCATAGCCGCTGCAAACGGTGGCGGTGGCGGCGCTGGTGCGCGTAGCTCTCCTACAGGTCTCAACGGTGCTTCCGGAGGCGGTGGCGGCTCGGCAGCGTCTGGTGGCCCGTTCGCGGGCGGTACGGCTTCGCACCCCAACGGTCTCGGCAACAACGGCGGCAGCGGTAGCGGTAACTCGGCGGGTGGTGGCGGTGGTGGCTCTGCTGCAGTCGGTGCGAACGCGGTCACCACGACGGCCGGCAATGGCGGCAACGGTACAGCGAGCAGCATTTCCGGATCATCCGTTTCATATGCGGCCGGTGGCGGTGGCGGCACGAACACCACGAACATAGCGGGCACGGGCGGCACGGGTGGCGGCGGTGATGGTGGCAAGTCTGCCAACAGCTGGGTGGGTCAGCCCGGCACTGCGAACCGTGGTAGCGGCGGTGGCGGTGGCGGCAATAACGGTACCGGCGGCGACGGCGGCGCGGCCGGCTCCGGGGTCGTATACATCTCCTACACTCCGACGTGGACGTCTGGATCAGTCTCGTCTTCCGGCGCGGGCGCGCTGAACGGCTCGGGCAGTACCATCGTAGGTTCGACGTTCTCCTCGTCTGGTGTAGGCGCCGGCAACTTCGTCGGCCAAGCCATGAACTTCGTTACCGGAGTGTTGTCTTCGGCCGGGCTCGCTGCATTGACGGGCGTGGGCCGGTCGACATTCCAAGCTGTTCTCGCCGCTACAGGTGTCGGTACGTTTGCGGCAATAGGCCGGTGGACCTTCCAAGCTACCCTGACCGTGTCGGGTGTAGGGGCGCTTACAGCCGTGGGCCGGTCTACTTTCCAAGCTGTGGCGTCAATGTCCGGCGTTGGTACCGCCACCATTAAAGGCAGCGCCATCATACCGGCAACGTTCGCCACGGCCGGGCTAGGAACGTTGCTGGCGGTCAACAACTCGCTGTCGCAAGGCGTTGCCTCCTTCTCGGGGAACGGGTTCTTCAGCGCCGTTGGGTATACGTTCGTCAATGACGGTGAGATCGCCTGTGTCCACGAAGAGCTCCGCGCGCTGCTGGTCGACGAGGAGGTGCGGGACGCAGTTGTCCCCGCGGCAGTTAGAGCGTATGAGGTAGGCGACGAGGAGCGCGATCCGGGCACGGAAAACCGCAAGAGGGAATGCTGATGGGTCGCATCGCAAGATACCAGAAAACGTCGGTCGAGAATAAGCGGTACACCATCGATTACACTGACTGGCTCGATCCCGGAGAGACAGCGATCAGTGTGGTGTTCACCGTTCTAGGACAGACGACTGTCCCGCTCGTCGTCGGCAATAGCGCGATACTCCCGACTGGCTTCGGCGTGCAGTACTACATCTCCGGCGGCACCGACGGTAGCACGTACGAAGTCGTGGCTACGATGACAACGTCGCAGACGCAGGTCAGACAAGACGGCATCATTGTATCGGTGAAGGACCCGCCATGACCATTCAAATCAAGCACTCGTTTGTCTCTGCTAAGGGCGACGGTGGCGACGCTACGCTGGTGCGGCCTTCCAACTGGAACGCTGCGCATACGACGTCGATGGCTACTGGAAACCTTCTCGGGCGCCTGACCGCGGGCACGGGCGTGTTCGAGGAAATTCCAATCAGCGCCTACATGGCGAGCCTACTCTCTTCGGCCGATGCAGCTGCTCTGGCTTCGGTGCTGGGGCTGTTCGAGACGGGTGACGTCAAGTACACGTTCAAGACTACGGCGTCGGCAGGGTGGGTGCTGATCCTTGGCGGTGCGGGCAACTATGGCAACACCATCGGCAACGCGGCTTCCGGCGGCGTGTCGCGCGCGAACGCAGACTGCTTGGCGCTGTTCACGCTGATCTACAACGCCTGCAACGACACCATCGCTCCGGTGTCCGGCGGCCGCACTGGCAACGCCACCAACGACTTCAACGCGAACAAAACGATCCGCGTGCCGAACCTTATCGGGCGGTCTCCCATGGGTGCAGGTACGGCCACGTTCGACGGGACCAGTGCACGTGTTCTCGGTACGTTGTACGGCGAGGAAGGACACGCGCTGACTTCGGCAGAGAACGGGCCGCACTTCCACGCGGCTGTGATATTCGACCCGGGCCATTCGCACAGCTACGCAGCCCCTGTCATCTCGGGCGGTCAGACTGGCGGCGGCTCCTTCGCTGCGTGCGTGAGCTCCACGAACATCAATACGAGCATCAGCTCGACTGGCGTCCGTGTCGACAGCGCCAACGGAAACAACACGACGGCCAGCTCTGGTAGCGGCACCGCGCACAACACCATCCATCCTGTGGTCGCCCTCAACGTCATGGTGAAGCTATGAGGTCATCTCGCGCAGCAGTAGACTTGATCGTCGCCCACGAAGTGACGAGCAAGGAAGTCTACGAGAAGAAGTACCAGCGCCCTGAGTGGCCCGGCGGTGCATCAGGCATCACGGTCGGCATCGGCTACGACCTCGGCTACAACACGCGCGACGACATTCTCGAGGATTGGAAGAACTACCTCACGCCGGATGTGATCCGCGCGATGCAGCGCTACGCCGGCGAGACTGGTACGCGTGCGCGTGCTGCGCTCGCAGAAGCGAGACGCGACATAAATGTGTCGTGGGACGCCGCGATGCAGGTGTTCATGAAGACGAGCCTGCCGAAGTTTGAAGCGTCTACGCTACGCGCGATCCCGGCGGCTGACAAGCTCCCGGCCGGCTGCTTCGGCGTGCTCGCGAGCCTCACCTACAATCGCGGTGCTAGCTACACGAAGCAAGGCGACCGCTACGCGGAGATGCGCAATATCCGCACGCTGGTCACGTCTGGTGATTGGGAGAGGGTCGAAGCTGAAATCCGCGCCATGAAACGGCTGTGGCAGAACCCCCGCGTGCCGGGCCTGCTGCGCCGTCGCGACGAAGAAGCTGATCTGTGGCGCGCCAGCCTCCATGCAGCGAAGGTCGACACGACGTCGCGTGTAGACACCGGCGACGACAGGGATGATCCGGAAGAGGTTGACGTTACCCCGACGGGTAACGAGCCTGCGCCGGAGCAGCACGCCAATATTCAGCCGCACGGAGGAAAGTACTCGCTCGAAGTGGAGTTGATCCAGCGTCAGCTGATCGACTTCAAGTATTTCGAGGTGGGAGAGCCCGACGGGCTCATGGGCGGCAAGTTCGTAGCCGGCGTCGCAGCATTCATGACCGACCGTGGGAAGGACCCGAACAGGGGCCGTATTACCCCGGACCTGAAGGCCGAGCTCGCAGCCGCGAAGGCTGACAAACTTCCCGACGGTAGCCCGTGGTCGCGGCCTATCGCTACCACGCGCGCGAATGCAACGGCTAAGGATATTGCACCGAAGGTTGCATCCGTGAACGCGACTTGGTATACGAAGTTGCTGGCGTGGATCATGGGTGCACCCGCCGCCATAGGGGCCGGAATGAAGACGCTGTTTGGTGACGATCCCACCAGCTACATCGGCAAGATCAAAGATACGCTATCCGCAGTTCCCACTGAGTTCTGGCTTCTCGGCGTTGCAGCATTGGCCGCCGGCATCTTCCTCGCTGCGAAGACCGCGCAGGACGCCACGGTGAAGGACTACAACGAAGGAAAGATCAACTGATGCCGGCCTTCCTTCTGCCGATCATGGCGTTCTACAGCGCGATCCCGGATTGGCTGAAGAAGTTCATTGCCACTATTGTCGTACTTGGTGCAGTGTTCATCGCAGGGGATATTCGTGGTAGGCGGGTTGAGCATGCCAAATGCGAGGAGCAGGCTAGACGAGCGCAGCGAGCAGCCGATGCGCAGGACCTGCAGGCCGAGAAAGAAGGCCGTGCTCAGGACCTCGAAATCACTAACGCCCTCACCCAGCAGAAAAAGGTGGACGATGAAACGATCGCAAAGCTCCAGAAACAGCTATCTTCGCAGCCCGGTTCGAAGTGTGTGTACGACAAGTCTACTGCTGACCCTGAGCCTCGCGGGAGCAGGCTGCGCAAGTAACTCTACGCTGCGCGAACCGGTCACGCGCAACATTCCCGGACCGCCCACCTATCTACAGCCGGCGGCTGTGCCGCCCGCGCGCGAGGGCACCTCGCCGTACGTCGTTGCGGAGCAGCGCAAGCAGGTGATCGTCCGCCAGAACAGTATCATCGTCGGCGCGAAGAACGCGTGGACGAAGATGAAGACCACTTACAGCAAAAGCTTCCTCGGGCGTTGATAGTCCGGGCTGCTCTGGAGCTCCGCAGTATGGACGGGATGCCATCCGACGACGAGCTCCTGAAGCTCGCCCTCAGTGACACGTCCGACCCGAACGTCAGGATACAGTTGCTCGCCTATCGCGTCGCGGTCCTGACGAAAGAGAAAGAGGGGCTGGAAGGCCGTCTGGCCAAGCTCGAAAAAGCTTACGTCATGGGGACAGGGATTTTCTGGGCGCTCCCGGTGGTGGGCGTCATCGTCGGCTACCTCGCGTCCAATTGGGGGTGGCTGACGAAACCATGGGCTACCAAAGGAATTCCGTGATGGCGAAGAACCCGAACAAAGTCGTCATGCCGGGGTTGAAGCTCGACACGATGTACCGCGCCATGAAAGACAGCTTGAAGAAACCCTATATCGGGGTTACTCAAGGTGGGTCGAGCCGCAAGGACGCTGGGGCTCGAGTTGCTGCAGTGAACTCACAGGTCAAACAACCGAAAGGCTCTTAGCATGACTGACGAAACCAAGCCGGCCCCGGCGGCTACCCCGGTAGCTTCTCCCGCTCCCGCTCCGGCCGCCGCTCCGGCTCCGGTCAACAAAGCCCCCGAAAGCACCAAGGTGCAGCCGCGCGCTGGCGCGAGCCTGATCACCAATCCGGCGCCGCCCGTCGACGAAGACGCCCCGGTTAAGGAGGCGACCCCCTCCGTGCCGCAGTCGACGATCGACGAGATGGAAGCCGGTCGGAAAGCTCTCGAACGCAACAAGCCGGTCGCGTCGGCGCTCGAAGCGGCCCGTGCCAAGGACGCCGAAGCCCCGAGCAAGGCGTAATCGATGGTCGCCGCGCGGATTTCTCCGTTCGGCGGAATGGTGCCAGCAGTCGATGACAGTCTGCTGGCACCAATCAATGCTGCGTTCGCCGAAGACACTTGGACTTATTCAGGATCAGTCGTCGGCCTCCCGGTACGGAAAGTCCTTCGCTCGCTGACGAACGTCAACGCGACCAAGGTGTACCGCGTCCCCAATAATTACACCGACGCGCTCCATCTCAGCGACAGCTTGTGGCTGGAGTTTGCGCATCCTGACACTGACGTGCTCCGCACGCAGGTTGTTGGTGACACATATGACAGGTTCTACTGGGCCTCGCCGCTCGATGCGCCGCGATACATGACGTATACGCAGCTGCAAGCTGCGGCCCCCGCGCTCGCCGGCGCATATCTTCTTGGCATTCCAGCGCCCGGCGCGATCACCGGCATTGTCAGCGGCGGTGCCAGCGCCACGCTGAAGAGCGTCGCCTATGTGCAGACGTTCGTATCGGCGTACGGCGAAGAGGGGCCGCCGAGCGCTCCGAAGATTTACACTGCGCAGAAGATTGATGCGACGTACACGATCACCTTCGCGCAGCCCGACCCGCTGGACACAGGCACCAACCGCAACATCACGAAGATGCGGCTCTACCGCACCATCACTGCAACCAACGGCACGACTACGTACTTCTTTGTGACTGAAGTCGCCGTTGGCACCGTGAGTTACGCGGACAACGCCGCGGTGAACACTGATGCAGTTATCGGCCTCAACGCTGAGATCGAGAGCACGAACTGGTCAGGGCCGCCGAGCGATCTGCAGGGCTGGGTGTCGATGACGAACGGCATTGTCGCCGGCTTCCGCAACAACGAGATTTGGTTCTGCGAACCGTACCGCATGCATGCATGGCCGGCGATATACACGCTCGCGGTGGAGTACCCGATCGTTGGTCTCGGCGTGCAGAACAACGCGCTGGTCGTGTGTACCGACGGCTTCGCGTATACCATCAACGGTGCACATCCATCGTCCATGTCGCTGCAGAAGATCGCCGGCCTGATGCCGTGCACGTCTCGCGGCAGCATCTTGTCGACGACGGACGGCGTGTACTTCTCCACGCCCTCGGGCCTTGCACTTGTCTCGTCCGGCGGCGTCGTGATTGCCACGAAGGAGCTTATCCGCAAGGACAAGTGGAACGCCCTCGTGCAGATAAACACGCTCCGGGCAGCACAGCTTGGCGCCGCGTATTACGCCTTTGGGCAGGCGATCCTTGGCGTGTTCCAGACGGACACGTTTCAGAACGACTACGTACAGCTTTCAGATTTCGGCGGCGCGCGCAACGGTATGCTGATCGACCCGACATCGCAGACGGTGGCATTCAACAATCTGTCCACTGATGACCCGATTACGAACGTCATGGTCGATGTGTGGTCGGGCGAAGTGTTCGTGATCCAGAACGCGCAGGTACAGTGGCTGGATATCAGCGACGTCAACCAGACCAAGGCGCCGTTCGTGTGGCGCTCGAAGATTTTCCAGACGCCGAAGAAGGACAACTTCAACGTCGCCAAAGTCTTCTTCACGGTACCGCCGGGCACCGTGGACTTGAACCCCGTCGAAGTATTCGGATCGCCGCAGACATTGCAGGCGACACAGTGGGGGCTGTTCCGGGCGTACGCTGACGGCGACCTTGTGATGACCCGCGAGATACGCGTGTCGGGCGAGCAGTTTAGATTGCCGTCGGGCTTCAAGGCGGATTTCTGGCAATTCGAAGTCGAAGCGCGCGTGCAGATCGACGTGATACAGGTCGCAACGAGCGCCAAAGAACTCGCAGGTGTGTGATGGCAGTCCAACGCTACCCTTCGATCCCGGAGCCTTCTCTGGAGCCGGAAGCACTTCGACGCAGTGACCTTGCGTTGAAGGAGACGCTTGAGATCATGACCGGCGTCCGCGGCAACCGTCTCAACAGCGTGATCACGTGGCAGGACCTGATCGACCTCGGCCTCGCCCTGCCGACGCAGGTGCCTAAGTGATCGAGTTCGGAAACGTAGCGCACGGCTTCCAGATCGCTGCGGCGATCCCGCGTCACTACAACCCGGCGTTCGACGTCGTGATCAGCAAGGTTACCCCGGAAGGTAATCTGCAGGGCGGCGTCATTTACGATGGCTTCACAGGCGGTTGCATCTTCATGCATCAGGCCAGCTTCAGCCGCAATTGGCTGGTCGGCAACATGATGTGGATCGTGTTCGACTACCCCTTCAACCAGCTGGGCGTGCGCAAGGTCGCCGGGACGATCAACTCGAGCAATCAGGAACTGCTTGATTTTAATCGGCGGCTCGGGTTTAAAGAGGAAGCGCGGATCAAAGATGCGTACCCTGACGGCGACATGCTGGTATTGACGATGGAGCGCGCCGATTGCAGGTGGCTCAAGATCAAGCCCAAGGTCTACCAGCTCGACAAGGATGACGCGGCATGAGCGATCAGCAGACCCCGGCAGCGCCCAACTACTCCCCTTATCTCACTGCGTTTCAGGACATCGCCAACGCGTCGAAGACCCACGCGGACGAGAGCCTGAAGTGGGCGCAGGATCAGGTTGCGAACAACAAGAACCTCCTCGATCAGGTCAACAAGGGCCTCCTCAATACGCAGGACCAGTTTAACCAGCTGGCCACCACGCGCGCGGGGCAGGCGAACGATACCATCTCGTCGGGGCTACAGAACCTCAAGGACCAGTACGCCAAGTACACTGATCCCAACCGCAAGGCGGCCGACATCGGCGCTGCGGAGGCCGGTGCTGCTCAGGCGAACGAGGCGGCGCGCCACTCCACCATGGCCGAGTTGGAGAGCTACGGCCTCAACCCGGGCGCTGTGCGGTATGCTGGCCTCGACGCTTCTGCGCGCTTGCAGGATGCCGCTTCGCGCGTGGGCGCTGGCAACATCGCCAGCCGGACCGACGACGCACTGGCTGACCAGACCAACCAGCAGATTTTGACCGAAGGTAACCAGCTCGCCGGGCAGGCGAACCAGAACGCCTCTACGGCCGCAGGTGCCGGTACGGGCGCTGTCGGCGGCGCGAACACGACGGCGGCCACGGGCGGCCAGCTCCTCGGCACCGGCCTGCAGTGGACCGGTCAGGGCACGAACGCGCTCACTGGCGCGGTCAACACCCAGAACACGGACTTCAGCAATCAGGCGAAGAGCGCCGAGATCGCGAACAGCTCCTCGTCCGGCTTGGGCTCGCTGCTGGGGCTCGGCGCGAGCATGCTGGGCAAGGGCGGCGCGTTCGCATCTGGCGGCGCACTTTCCGGCGCTCTGGCGTTCCTCGAGGACGGTGGCGCGGTCGACGATATCGGCGGCGGTGCGGTCCCGGCCGAGATGTCACCCACTGGCGGCGCCGCGATTGACGACGTGGACGCTGTAGCCCCCGGTGGCCCGGCCAAGCTGAACGCTGGCGAGTTCGTCGTGCCGAAGGACGTCACGTCGTGGTACGGCGAGAAGTTCATGCAGGACTTGATTATGAAGGCCCGCAAGGCGAAGCAGGAGGCTGGGGCCAAGCCGCAGCAGAAGCCGGTCGCCGGCCCGGCGCCGTCCGATCCTGCGTTCCAGCCCCGGCCCCAAGCACAACAGGGTGCACTCCCTGTCTAAGTGAGGCACCATGAGCTTTTCTGCCGAAATGAAGGACTTCTTGAACGCCTACAAGACCGGGCAGAGCATCAACGCGTCCCGGACGGATCAGGACTACAAGGACATCCAAGGTCAGGCTGCTAAGGCGAAGATGGAGCGGGACAACGACCCCGAGACATTGGAGCTCGCCAAGAAGCAGGCACAGGCCACGCTTGCTGCGACCAACCAGCGTATGGGGCTTAGTGCTTCCGCGCGCGGCGATGCCTCCAAGAATGCGGCGCTGTCCCGCGAACTCCTGCAGGAGCGCATCAACGACATTCGCGCGGCGCGATCCGGCGGCTCCGGGCTCTTAGTGCCGGGCGCGATCAATCCCGGGGCCCCCGTGGCGCCGTCGCCCGGAGTAGCTCCGGTGCAAGGCGCGCTTCCAGTTGGGCCGTCTACGCTCGACACTGGCGAGGACGCGTATGCGGACGGGGGCCTCGTGGAGGAGAGCGATCCGGCTGAGCTCGAAGGCGACGCCGACGCTGACGACGCGCTTCCGGCCGCAGCGGCTCCGACGCAGGGCGTGCTGCCGACTGAGGCTGCGCCGGCTGGTGCCCCGACGGATGTGAG